AAAATTAAATTAACTGGAATGTCCGCTATTTGTCGCACAATTGAAGCGCGTTTAGTCCAAAGGGCAAATGTGCAATGTGGATTCTTTTTGGCAATATTAATGATGTTCTTGTAATGATTAAGGTTGATTAATTCCCCATGACCATTAAATCTAAAAAATGCTTGATTGATGATAGGCAACAAATCCCAATCGATTAAATCCCTCATTAATTCGCTATTATTCTGAAAGGCGGGAACACATGATTTTCTAAACGTGGTTAGCATTTTATGTGAATAACATTTTCCACAAATGGTATCGGTAGACTTTTGACGGATGCAAAAATCATTCGTTGTGGTGTCGGTATTGATAGCGCCAATGCCTTGAAGTTTACCGCTCATTTTACTAATTTTAATTTGCTGAATCATTGTTTTATTCCTTTTTGTTTAGGCACCTGAAAACCCCGCATATAGCGGGGTGATCAGTTTGATTGAAAGGTTAGTTTATGGCGCGTAATCCATTGTGACTGTTTCGACTATTCGTGTCGTAAACTCATTCCCGCTGTAATCACAAACAACGTATTCAGGCTCGTTACCGTAGACAAAATATATTCTACCCTCTGAATGGTCACCGTCGAATATGGTTAGGGTGTCGCCCTCATCTGTTTGGCACATTTCATCAAGTATGCTTTTGGCATCGTCTGACTTGCTGAGAACGGTTTCCTCACCGTCGAATACTGATATTTTGTAATCTTTACCGCTAGGTGCCGTTTCACTCAACACCGCATTAATGATGTTTGACGCTATTTCTTTTTCGATTGGATGCATTTTCTTTATTCCAGTTGTTTAGGTAGTTCAATTAGATCAGATAAATGATAGACGGTAAATCATAAAGAATTTATAGGGGTATAAACTAATTTAATGGATAGGTGTATGGTGTTCTGCACATTGTCGCCACCCACACACACGCCACAAAAGCAAGCAAGTTTTATTTATCCCTGCATAAATAGATTCTATTGGACATGGGGTAACTGGTATGCTAGCCAGTTCAAATGCAAATGATAATGATTCGCATTTAGCCAGGGGCAATCTTAATGAGAATGATTCGTATTCGCACCCCCCCGACCCCTTTTTTTTGTATTGATGTTAATATATATTCTCTCCACTCACCATCGGGGTAAAATACCCTCTATAAGCGCATTCTAATATAATTAGTACCCTAGCATACCTTAACCCCTTAACGACCCGCTACGAGCCTTACAGAGAGCCTGATAAAGAATTATGTCATTACCATACTTAATTAAACATATACTCTCAAATCCTAGAAACCCGCATAAGAATATAGATGATGAGGTTCAAAGAATAGGAAATGAATACCCTTATAAGTTAACAGAGCAAGGGCAAATTGGTGCTTTGGGACACGCCTATGGTACGGCGTTAGTGGGCGAAGGGTTTATGAATCTTAAAGAAGATAGGGATAAATATCCAAGTAATTACGATAGACATAATAATTCTGTTTCAGATAGATTTTTTAGGGATTTAAAAAAATCAAACCCTCCCAGTTTTATGGGGTTTGGATTAACTTTTCCCGATAAAATAAATAAAGCAAAAAGAAGCATATTTGGTATGCAGGATACAAAAAATCCGCATCCCTTACCTTATCATTGGGATGTTAAATATAACAACGATATATCACCACCCCCTATCCCTAATTTTCTTAAAGAGGAAGACCCTGTAAATTGGTATGATAACATACACTCATTTTTTTCTCCTCAAACAAATTCTGGAATTATTGATTACCAACCAGATAATCAACAACAAAACCAACAACAAAGCCAACAGCCAATTGCACCACAAATACCTAATACACCTGTTAGCCCCAATCCTCACATAGACCCTCCATTAGTTCCTGACGAAATTATTATTCCAGTACCAGATACAAAAGAAACATCTGGGCCTTGGTATGGGGGAGGTGGTAGTTACTTTGTTAGGTCAAATGCGGCTTACAATGATGCGGGAGAGCGCGTATATCATCCACTAGGAGGTTACTGGCAGTATGATGGCAATCATCCAAATATAAAAGCAGCAAATGAAGAGGCAAGAAATTGGACTAATACAGGTGTATACAGAACACAAGAATACACTTATGATGGGATTCCATTAACTTTAGACCCTGAAGCAAATTCTGGTCAAGGAGCCTATGTTATGCCAGAAGGCGCTTACAATGGTTACTCTAGTTATGATACGTATTTAGCAAACAAAAAATGAAAACAGATAAACAAGAAATATTTATAGATCAATACTGTATGCATGGTAATGCGGCTAAAGCCGCTGAGATGGCAGGTTATTCGCATCCCAAGCAAAGGGGCTATGAATTAAAGAACCAGTTTACCTCAGAGATTGAGGCCAGAACCAGAAAATTAATTAAGGATGCTGTCCCTGCCGCACTGCTTGTTTTACAAAATCTAGCACAAAACGCAGAAAGTGAGTCTGTAAAATTGGGGGCGGTAAAAGATATCCTTGACAGGGCGGGACTTAAGCCTACAGACAAGGTAGAGCAGACCGTCACCAGTGTAGAGGGTAAGTCCACAGAAGAGTTACAGAAGGAACTGGAGTCCCTTATAGGGCCATTAAATTAGTGGATGTAGAAAAAGCAGTAGAACTAGCCAAGGAGTTAAAGAAACGACAGAGATTTGAGAAGATATCCTTCTATGATCCCTATCCGTATCAACTAGATTTCCACGCCACAGGGTTTGAACATAACCAACGCTTATTGATGGCGGCTAACCGAATAGGTAAATCTTATTGTGGTGCGGCTGAGATGGCCTATCACCTAACAGGATTGTACCCTGAGTGGTGGAAAGGCAAAAAGTTTTACAAGCCCATTACGGCTTGGGCAGGTGGTGTTTCTAACGAAACAACTAGAGACATTGTACAGGCAGAACTATTGGGTTCCCCCGATGACCCCGAAGCCTTTGGCTCTGGAGCGATTCCTAAAGAAAATATAATAAAAACGGAACGTAAACCCGGAGTGCCAAACGCCAAGTCCGTAGCATTAATACGGCATACCTCTGGGGAGAACTCTTCTTTACACTTCAAAGCCTACGAGATGGGTGTAGACAAGTGGCAGGGACGCTCTGTTGACGTTGTATGGCTAGACGAGGAACCCAGTAGGGAACTCTACTCACAGGCTGTCACGCGAACTCTGGATAGAAAAGGAATGGTCTACATGACATTTACACCAGAAAGCGGAATGACAGAGACTGTAGCCGCCTTTATGAACGACATAAAGAAGGGGCAGAGTCTTAGCAACGCTACATGGGATGACGCCAGTGAACACGTTAAGACCCTAAGAGGTAGAGATGGTCATCTTAATGATGACGTTATGGAACAAATTCTGTCTGCTTATTCGCCGCATGAACGTGAAATGCGCCGCTTTGGTAGACCTTCTATTGGGTCAGGTCTTATCTTCCCAATACCAGAAGAAAAATTAATGATTGATCCTATAGAAATACAGGATCATTGGCCTAGAATAGCCGCTATAGATTTTGGTTGGGATCACCCAACCGCAGTAGTTTGGTGTGCCGTAGATAATGAAAGTGAGACCTTTTACATTTACGATTGCTACAGAGCATCCAAAGCAAGCCCCGCTGTACACTCTGAGGTTATACGGCAAAGACCGTATTTTATTCCCATAGCCTACCCACATGACGGAAATCGCAGGGATAGCATGGGAAACCCCGGACTTGCAGAGCAGTACAGGGCTTTAGGTTGCAACTTTAGACTTGAACACTTTACCAACCCTCCGGGCTTGGGGCAAACCAAAGGCTCTAACTCAGTAGAGGAAGGGCTTATGGCTATGCTACAAAGCATGGAAGCAGGTAAGTTTAAGGTATTTAACACACTACCTCACTGGTTTGAAGAGTACAGAATGTACCATAGAAAGGAAGGTAAAGTGGTCGCACTTCGTGATGACTTGATGTCTGCAACACGTTACGCCTTTCAGTCACAACGACACGCCATTGCGGGTTCAGACCCAGAATGGACTAGCGATTTAACATATAGGAATTACGGAATTGTCTGATATAGAACAAGAATTAATGTCACGAATTCATCAAGAGATAAATGATTCTCTTGGGTACGATGGCGAAATTTCGTTACAGAGAGAGGAGGCAATTAAGTATTATTATGCTCTTCCTTTTGGTAATGAAATAGATGGCCGTAGTCAATACGTTGATTCTACGGTGCAAGACACTATAGAATGGATTAAACCTTCTTTAATGAGGGTGTTTGCGTCTGGCGATGAAATGGTTAAGTTTACGCCGCATGGCCCTGAAGATGTTGCCGCCGCAGATCAAGCAACAGACTATGTTAATTATGTTTTTACTAAAGATAATAAAGGTTGGGAGATTCTTTATTCATGGTTTCACGATGCGCTTCTCCAGAAAAACGGCATTGTAAAAGTTTGGTGGGATGAATACCCAGAAGAAAAAAGAGAAGAGTATAGAAATTTGGGAGAGGTTGAATTTGAATATTTAATCTCAGATGATGAGGTAGAAGTTTTAGAGCATACAGAGTATGAAGATAATGGTGTAATATATCATGATCTTGTAATTAAAAGGTCTAGTTATAATGGTAAAATAAAAATTGAAAACGTACCGCCTGATGAATTTTTAATATCTAGAGAAGCAAAAAGCATTCAAGACGCAAGGTTTGTTTGCCATAGAGTAAAGAAAACTGTATCAGAACTTAGACAGATGTATCCTGATGATGATTTTGATGTTGGTGAATTAGGTGCAGGATATAACGAAGAAGTTTATAATGCAGAACGTCAAGCAAGATATGAGATAGATGATTCATTTGCTTGGGGTGATGGCATGAATGAGACTGGCGAAGAAGCCTTAAGAGAATACTGGCTTCATGAATCATTTATAAAAACAGACTATGACGATGATGGTATTGCAGAATTAAGAAAAGTTTGCAGTGTAGGCGACTATATATTTTCTAACGAAGAAATTGACAAAGTTCCTTTTGTTTCCATTACTCCTTTAAAAATTCCACATAAGTTCTTTGGTATGTCTGTTGCTGATCTTGTTATGGACTTACAGTTGATTAAGTCTACGCTTATGCGTAACCTAATGGACAATGCCTATAACCAAAACTTTGGTAGGTATGCTGTGCTTGAGGGTCAAGCAAATTTAGATGATTTGCTAACTCAGCGCCCGGGTGGCATTGTTAGAGTTAAATCACCCAATGCAGTTATGCCTTTGGCTACTCCTCCCTTACAGCCAGAATCATTTCAAATGCTTGGTTATCTTGATGAAGTAAGGGAAGCAAGAACTGGTGTAAATAAAAATACACAAGGCATAAACCCAGATGCTCTTACAAGTCACACAACAGCAACAGCAGTAAATGCAGTAATGACTAATGCCCAGAGTAGGGTTGAGTTAATTGCTCGTCAGTTTGCAGAAACAGGCGTTAAAGAACTTATGTACTGTATCTACGAACTTTTAGTTAAGTACCAAGATAAAGAAAGAGTTGTTATGCTAAGAAACGAGTGGGTTCCTATTAGGCCAGATATGTGGTCAGATAAAATGGATTGTACTGTATCTGTCGCTCTTGGTAATG